AATAAATACTATCAAATATATCGTGTAAGCAGTAAAAAATAGAACAGATAAAAATCTGTTATATATCTGATTAGACAAACAGGAAGGTTTTATTCTAAAATAAAATAAAGATGAATTATTACAAGATTCAGCTAATAAATTATGTATCGGTCTTGACTTGGGTTTCACTCACGACCCAACTGCTTTGTGTTGTTCATTGATAAATGATACGACGAAAGAGATTTATGTCTTTGATGAGGCGTATAAAGTCGGATTGATAACCAAAGAAGTCGCTAAGATGATAAAAGATAAAGGTTATCATCGCTCACAAATCATTGCCGATAGTGCTGAATTGCGACTGATTGAGGAATTGAGGTCAGAACATGGTATAACTCGAATTAAAGAGAGTCGTAAAGGTAAGGATAGTATTATGGCAGGCGTGTCCAAATTACAAGGATACGCTATTTATGTGCATCCGGATTGTAAAAACATCATGGATGAATTTTATAGCTATTGTTATCAACAAGACAAAGAAGGTAATTGGTTGAATAAACCAGAAGATAAAAACAACCACTTGATGGACGCTTTACGTTACAGCCTTCAATGTATCGAGGGTGGGAAAGCAACCGTCCGCAGACGTTCTGATTATGGTCTATAGAGAGGAAAGACATGTACCAATATTTAACCTATCCACGAGATGGATATGATGAGGGTTCTTTGAAGAAAGACCTGATTTACAAATTGATAACGAAGCATAGCACTGAAGGCTCACGTTTGAAGAAACTTAAAAGCTACTACTTGGGCGAGCATTCTATCTTAAATCACAAGAGACGCAACGAGAACGCACCTAATTACAAGACGGTAGCCAATCATGCAAAGGATATCGCAGACACGGCTACGGGCTATTTTATGGGCAATCCTATCAAGTACAATAACACTGCTGAAGGTGACATCGATGAACTACTTGCAGCATTTGACGGCGCTGAGATTGACCAAGTAGACGCGCAGAATGCTTTGAATATGGCTATCTATGGTCGTGCTTATGAATATATCTATGCTAAAGAGGGATTGACTGAGTTGGACTCAACTAGTATTGATCCAGAGAATACCTTCATGGTCTACGATGATAGCATTGAGCGGAAGCCTTTGTTTGCGGTCTACTACTATCAAGTTAAAGATGATACGAAAGACACTACTAAGTATCAGGTTGAGGTCTTTACAGAAAATCTGCACTATCACATGGTGCTGAGAAGTACAGATTCAGGAACATCTCAGATTGAAGAGTCAACACCTCACAATCTTGGTCAAATCCCGATTATCGAGTATCGCAATAATCACTTTGCGATTGGCGACTACGAGCAACAAATTAGCTTGATTGATGCCTATAATTCTTTGATGGGTAACCGAGTCAATGATAAGGAGCAGGCAGTAGAGTCTATCCTAGTCTTGTATGGCACGCAGTTAGCAGACACTCCAGAAGATGCTAAGGTAGCGATGAAGATTCTTTCCGAAGAGGGGCTTTTGGAATTACCGGGTGATAGTGCAAGAGCTGAGTTCTTGAAGAACACCTTGGACGAAAGTGCTACGGAAATCTTACGCACGGCTCTGAAAGAGGATATCTACACATTCAGCCATGTGCCTAATTTGACTGATGAGAATTTCGCAGGGAACACTTCAGGGGTAGCCATGGAATTTAAGTTGATGGGCCTTGAGATGATTACTAAGACCAAGGAAGCGAACTACAAGCGTGGATTGCGCCAACGGATTGCGATTTTTGCTCATTACTTGGGTATGAAGCAGATTGCACTAGAGTCTCATTCAATCGTTCCACAGTTTAGCCGAGGTTTGCCTAAGAACTTACTGGAAATCTCTCAGATTGTGAATAACTTGGAAGGTAAGGTGACCAATAGACAGCTTATTTCTCTCTTGCCATTTGTAGAAGACCCTGATGCTGAACTGGAAGCCTTGGAAGAAGAGAAAAAGAAGAACATGGAAGACATGCCTATGTTTAACCAAGACAACACGAAACCCGAAGATGAGGTAGAGGATGAAGAATCAGGAGTATTGGGCGGAGAGGAAAGCCAATCTGATTTACCAACAGATGGACAAGGCCGAAAAGCAGGCAGACCAGTTCGATAAGGTCTATCGGGAAGCTAAGATTTACTTGGATAAGGAAATCAATAAGATTTTTGATAAGTTCCAACGTGATTATGGTTTAAGTCAGGTAGATGCTAGACAAGTCTTGAAGAACATGAAAGATAAGAAAGACCTGAATGAACTTCGTAAGGTGCTTGAAGCAAGACCGAATGACCCGAATATCCAAAGGTTACTGGCTGACTTAGACAGCCCAGCTTATTCTTTCCGTATGAAGCGCCTAGAGCGTTTGAGCGACGATTTAGATCGTATGCGTGAATCTATCTATCATTCGGAGAAGACAGGCTCAGATGCCTTTTATAGCGACCTGATGAAGGATAGCTACTACAAGGCTACCTTTGACCTGCAACAGCAGACAGGGTTAGCTTATGGCTTTTCTGGGCTTCCTGAGAGTGAGATTAAACATCTACAGTCTTTTAGTTGGGTAGGCGACGGAAGTACGTATTCAACAGACATCTGGAAGAATACAGGAAAGCTCACTTCAAGCATAAAAGATGAACTCCTCATAAGCCTTATGACAGGCCGAGATACACGAGAAACTGCTCAAGCAATTGCTGAGAGGTTCAATGTAGGTCAGAATGATGCAAGGCGTTTGGTTCGGACAGAATCAGCCTTTTTTCATAATCAAATGGAACTACTCAGCTATGAAGAAGCAGACATAGAAAAGTATATCTTTGTGGCTGTCTTGGACAAGCGTACATCACGCATTTGCCAAGAGCATGATAATCAGATCTATGATAGGGAAAAGGCTGTCCCTGGCGTCAATTGTCCGCCTATGCACCCTTGGTGTAGGTCTACTACTGTCGCATACGACGAGGATGCAGACTACAGCAAACTGAAGCGTAGAGCAAGGAATCCAGTGACAGGTAAGACCGAGCTAGTGCCTGCTGATATGACTTATAAAGAGTGGTATAGCAAGTATGTTGCGAAAGACGGGGAAAAGGTGTATAATCAGGGTATGGATAAGTTGGACTCTTTAGTCTCTAGCGGTTCAATAAGTGAGGCTCGCGGAGATGTAGAAAAGCAAAAAAGTGATTTTGCGATAAGATACTATGAGCAACTGAAAAATTCGAATCGTGCAGATGTTGTAGAAAAAATGGTAAAAAGTAGCAAACTTTCTCATTCTACAGTATCAGAAGCGTTAGAGCATATTTTAGATAACCAGTATTTGCTGTGGGATTTTGAAGCTTTTGAAGAGAGGATGATGAACTTTTATCCGCACTATGACATGGCTCAAAGTTTTCAAAGATTATACTTGGGTAATCCAAAGAAATACGATATATTGATGCTACAGCACGAAAGCCTTGAATCATATTACATGAATCAGTTAAAAATGGATTATGATGAAGCTCATAAAAGAGCTAACCTAAAATTTAATTATCAGGAGGCAAGCGAAAATGGCGAAGATTGATAAACAAATTATTACTATGCGTAAAATAGAAGATGGTACTGCTATGAGACAATATTCTGCTGTTAGTGGAGAATGTCAAGGTATTGCAACAGTTGATAAAACCACTTTAAAATATAGCTATACAGGAGATGATTTAGGACAATTCGCTTCGTTTGTAAAAGATACTTTAACTAAAAGTATTAAACTGGGTAAAGAGTTGCCAGATAAATTTTCTTACGGTTTTGGATAAACTTGAATTTGCTTATTAACAATCAAAAGCACCTAGAGAAATCTAAGTGCTTTTTTCGTGCTCAGAAAAGGATTGAAAATGGACACAGCAAGAATTGGGATAACTAACGTAGAATTTTCAGGATCAGGCGAAAACAATTCAGCGACAGTGAAATTAGAGTTAAATATTTATGGGGCGGATACGTTCAGCACGATTGAGTTACTACCTAAAATATTAACCGACATTCATTCATTATCGTATGAAGTTGATTAATTGTAACATTAAAAGGAGTAAAGATATGTTTATATGGGATTGGGTATCAATTTTATTTGGTTGGATTATATTTTTTGCATTAATTTCGTTCGTAATAATTAAATTATTTGAAGTCATTTCAACTCTAAAAGTCGGAATTGAATGCAGAAAGAAACTGAAACAATTGAAAAATAAATAACCTAACCGCGTCGAAATCGAGGCGGTTTTTATATTGTCCAAACTGTGCCGATGACATTAAAAGCTGTACTGTTCCGTCGCCGGACGTAAAGCGAGATTATCGAGTGGCGACGTAATCGCTGGAGGACAATTATGTCAGAAGAAATCAATGCAACTGTATCTACTGAATCAACTGAGACTGTCGACACTCAAGAAAATGTTGATACGGTGCAGGAAGAAAAGCACGAACGAACTTTCACTCGTGCTGAAATCGGTAAGATGATATCTGCCGAGCGCTCTAAATGGGAAGCTGAGCAAGAAGCCAAGGAAAACGAAGCTAAGAAACTTGCTAAGATGAACGCTGATGAGAAACAGAAATATCATTTGGATCAGCGTGAGCAAGAACTAGCTGACCGTGAAAAAGCTATTGCTCGCAAGGAATTGACCGCAGAAGCTAAAGCAATGCTAAGTGAACGTGACTTACCTGTTGAGTTAGTGAATGTAGTTGATTTGACAAGCGCAGAGACTGTATCGCAGTCTGTCGCTGTATTGCAGAAATCATGGGAGCAAGCCGTGCAAAAAGGCGTACAAGAAAAGCTAAAAGGAGGAGCTCCTATGAAGCAAGCGCCAGTTGACAGCGACGGTATCACAAA